ATGCCGTGGTCGCGCGCCAAGGCAATCGCTGCCGAGTACCGCGCCGGAGCGCGCGACGTGAAGAAACTGACCGCGCTGTTCGACGCCTGCTTTCGGATCCAGCGCGAGGCCATCGAAGCGGCAGGACACTTCATCCCGATGGTAGTCGAGAACGTGCGCGGGGCGAATGAATGGGTTGGCAGATCAAGGTGGAACTTTGGCAGCTTTCACCTTTGGGGTGACGTGCCGGCGCTGATGCCGATGACGCGCGGGGCGCAGAAGTTCAATCCTGACGGAACAGCACACCCCCCCGGTTCATGGTTCGCGGTTGCCAATAGCAAGAATCGCGGCGCGCACACGAAGAACAACGGCGGCTCATGGTTCAACATCGGCTCGCCGGGGCAGAAGGAGACGAACAGGAACCCGGTTCACGATCACATCAAGCAAGGCGGCGATTGGTTCAACGCTTCGCAGCCCTCAATCTCACGCATGTGCGGTAGCAAATCATCCGCCCGCAAGGCCGCATCAGCCGCAATCGCCAAGATACCGTTCGCGCTCGCCCAGCACATCGCCAAATCGTGGAAGCCAGGATGAAAATCCCCCGCTCCCATCCCGCCGATCCCGAAACCCTGACGAACCGAGCCAGGATCGTCGAGGCGTTGCAGAGCGGGCCGAAGTTTCGCATGGAGCTGATGCGGGAGCTGGGCATCACGTCCAAGACGACGATGAACACCTGCCTGCACAACTTGGTCGACCACGGCAAGATTGTTTCCCGTGGAACCGCCTTTCAGGTTGGCCGGACGGATGTGGAGTCCAGATCGGTCCTTTACGGATTGCCGGTCAAGAACGATCCGACGCCGAGTTCGGGTGAGTTCGCCAGGGCCACCTACAGGCGACCGCGGGAGTTCCGGCCCAGCACCCATGACAACACCGAACACGCGCGCTTGGCGATGCTGGCGAGGCGGGCATGACCAAACATGACGCCATCCGCGCAGTCCTGCTCGCCTCGAAAGAGGCGTTGACACTCGACGTGCTCCTGCCGCGGCTCGAGCGCAGAACGAAACAGGTGTTTGGCCGGTCGCGTCTTTACCGGCTGCTCTTCGTCATGCAGGTCATGGGCCACGTCGCAAGCGAGGGCCGGGGTGAGGCGAGGGCTTACAGGTGGGTGGGGCGATGACCGACGCGATCCTCTCCAGGTGGGCCGAGCGCGCCGCCGCTGCCGAGCGCAACCGGGCGGCGATGCCCGTGGTTTCGGCGTGGGTTGCCGAGCTGCGCCAGCACTTCCCGGACTGCCGCGTGCGCTACGCCGCCGAGGCCGGCCGCGTGCAGGGTGCGCCTGGGCCGGAAGGGGTGATCGCGACCGTGGCGTTTGTGCCGAAGGGGATGAAGTGAGCAAGGTCGATCAATGGATGCCGCTTTACATCGCCGAATACACGGCCGACACGACACGCTTTACGTGCGAGCAGCACGGCGCCTATTTGCTGCTCATCATGGACTATTGGCGCAACGGGCCGCCACCGGATGACGATGCCGTGCTCGCCCAGGTCGCAAAACTCACCCCGGTGCGCTGGCGCGCAATACGGCCTGTGATACAGGCGAAGTTCCAAGTCGGCGGCGGAGAGTGGAAGCACAAGCGCGTTGAAAAGGAGATCGCAAAGGCCAAGGCGACGCAGCAAGTGCTGTCCGAGCGCGGGAAGGAGGGCGCGGCCGCACGATGGAACAAGGACGACTCAGGCAATGGCTCAGGCAATGGCCAAAGCAATGGCTCAGGCAATGCAACGGCCATGCAACAGGCAATGCCTAAGACCATGCTTGCCGATGCACCCTTACCAAGTTCTTTACAAACTTCTGTACCAAGTTCTGGACCCTCACCCTCACCCTCACCGGGACCAAAAACAAAGGCGCGCAAGCGCGCTGCCATTCGCCCAACAGCGGTATCGGAGAAGGTCTGGGACGACTTCCAGGAGATCCGAAAAGCGAAGCGGGCGCCGCTTACCGACACGGCTTTGACGGGGATCAAACGGGAGGCAGGAAAGGCGGGAATCACCCTGCAGGCCGCTCTCGAAATGTCTTGCGCTCGTGGCTGGCAGGGGTTCGAAGCGCAGTGGGTCAACGGATCGAAACCGCAAGGTAATGCGGATGCTGCGGCAGAGGCGAAGCGCCGCATCTTCGGGGAAAGGGACGTGACTGATGAATCCGAGCGACTTTGACCCGTTCAGCGAGCTGCTGACAACGCTCGCGGATTACTACGGCCGCAAGCTCGCGCCAGCCACGATTCAACTCTACTGGAACGCGCTCGCCGGTCACGATTTCGAGACGGTAAAAGCGCTGTGCACAGAGCACGTCAAGACACAGAAATTCATGCCCGCGATTTCGGAGATTTTGGATGCCTTACGAACGATGGACGGAAGGCCGAACGCGGAGGAAGCCTGGGCGACGGTGGCGAAGTCTTTGAACGACGAGGGCCTGACGGTCGTGTGGACTGAGGAAATGGCGTCAGCTTTCGGCGTGGCGCTTGGGCTGCAGGACGACCGTGTAGCAGCGCGCATGGCCTTCAAGGAAGCGTACGAGGAGGCGGTCAGGGAGGCGCGCAGCGCGGGTGCCCCCGCGAAGTGGATCGCCTCCCTCGGGCACGATCCAGCAGGCAGGGAAGGCCCGCTGATCGAGGCTGTGAGACGGCGCCGCCTGAGCGTTGATCACGTTCGCGGACTGCTACCGTATCGGATAGTCAGCGAGGAATCATTGAAGCTGCTCGAAAAACTGCGATACGACGTGGTGAAGGCGTGAAGCTCACCCTGCCATACCCGGTCAGCGCGAACCGCTACTGGCGCTCCTTCGTCCCGCGCGGCTACAAGCGGGCGCTCGTCGTCGTTTCGGACGAGGCGAAAGCCTACATCCGCGAAGTGGGCCTGGAAGCGAAGCGCCAGGGACTGCGCAAACCCGCAACCGGACTCGTGTCCCTCATCGTGCGGCTCATCCCCGCAAACCGCGTGTGCATGGATCTCGACAACGCGCTGAAAGTCGTCATCGATGCATTGAAAGGTATCGCCTACGCAGACGACGCGGACGTTTTCAAGATCGTGGCCGAGCGAGCGGACCCGGACGGTCACGCGCGGCTCGAGATCGAGATCGACGCCTACCTACCCGCACCGCCGCCGCTCTTCGCCGATGCTGCTACAGCGTGACGTGCCGACGAACTGCGTCGAGTTGATCCTCGATTTACGCCGCGCGCGCTGGAAAATGATCGACATCGCGAAAGCGCTCAACGTCCCCACATCGACGCTCGGAAAGTGGTTCTACGAGTCATCCAAGCCGAATATTGACGACGGTTTGGCGCTCCTCGCGTTGCACCGGCGCGTGACAGAAAAACGCCAAAGCGAGTATTCAGAGCAAGAATCAGCCTCACAATCCGACTCGCACGCACGTCTAGCGCAACCGCGAAGGGAGCAACCGATGGCGAAACGACCGAGGATGGTGAGGCAGCCGGGTGACGAGCCGCAGGCTCTCTCAGGTGATCTAGCTGGGGGCGAATCGGATCCGGATGCTGCGATTGCTGCTGCGCAGTCGGGCCGGGCACGCAAGATCGCGAAGCCGCGCCCTGCGGTGCCGGCGTCACGCGTGAAGGGCGATCCCGAGCGCCCGGCTGACGCTGCGGTGAACGCGTCGCGCGAGATGAGCTACGCCGCGGCGATGACAGCGCGCGATGCGCGCGAACTCCCGCGCTCGGTTCTGACTGAGAAAGGCTGGGTGCAGCCGCTGCCGAGCGAAGAGGAAATCCGCGCGGCGCAGCGCTCGCGGTAAGCCCATGTGCACGGGACTCGAAATCGCAATGCTCGCCGGGAGCGCTCTGTCTGCGGGTGCAGCCGTGAAGTCTATGAGCTCGGACAAAGGCAAGGCGCCGCCCGTCGTTCAATCGTCCCCGATCGCGGACCAGGCGAAGATCGACGCCGATGCTGCGGCGAAGGCCGCGCAGGACAAGACGCAGCTTCGCCGGCGCCTTCGGGCATCGTCTCTGCTCGCGACCGGTGGACAGGGCGACACGCTGGATCCTGTGACGGGGCAGCCCACCGCGATAGCGGGTAAGTCCACGCTCGGAGCGTAGATGGCTGCCGATGCTGCTGCCCTTCTTCGACGTCACGAGCGGTTGAAGTCCCGGCGCTCGGTGGTCGAGGACAAGTGGCGCGAGTGCTACCAGTTCACCTATCCGCTGCGGGGCTCCGCGTTCGAGACGATGGGCGCTCCCGCACCGGAGGGCTCGAACGCATCGAACGCGGCATCGCGCCAGGCTGAGCTGCTGGACTCCACCGGTACCGACTCGACCCGCATCCTCGCCTCTGGCATGCAGTCGGGCCTGACCCCCTCAAATTCGCGCTGGCCAGGGCTCGAACTCGGGGACGAATCCGACGAGGAGCGGCGCTGGCTCGAACAGTGCGCGCAGATCCTGTGGGAGAACATCCACGCGTCGAACTATGACTCGGTAGCATTCGACTGCATGCTCGACATGGCGATCGCGGGCATGTTCCCGATGTTCGTCAACGAGGCACCAGACGGCGGGTATCTGTTCGACGAGTGGCCGCTTGCCACCTCCTATTTCGCATCCTCGGTGCCGGCCGGCCCGATCGATACCGTGTTCAACGAGTTCCCGCTATCGGCCGAGCAAGCGGTCGCTGATTACGGCGAGAACATGGTGAGCGAGAAGGTGCGAAAGCTCATCGACGATGACAAGCCCGACGAGCAGGTGACGTTCGTGCGCTGCGTCTACCCGAGGCCGGGCACCCGTGGGCTCTTCCCGCGCAACATGCCGATTGCATCAGTGCACATCGATAAGGACTCGAAGCAAGTGGTGCGCGAGTCTGGCTACCACGAGCAGCCGATCGGTGTGCCGCGCTGGCAGCAGGTGCCGGGGTCGGTGTACGCGTTCGGGTCCGCCTTCGATGCGCTGCCGGACATGAAGACGCTGAATGAAGTCGTGCGCTTCGATCTTGCGAACATGGATCTCGCGCTTGCCGGCATGTGGGGCGCGGTCGACGATGGCGTCTTGAATCCCCGCTCTATCACGATCGGGCCGCGCAAAGTCATCGTGATGGCGGACAAGGATAATTTCTTCTCGTTGACGCCGGGCGGGGACTTCAAGGCAGCTGTGCTCGAAATCGATCGCCTGCAGCGCGCGATCCGGAAGGTTTTCATGGCCGATCAGTTGGAGCCCCAGGCGAAGCCGGGCACACCGCCCACGGCGACCGAGATCGTGGTGCGCGTCGAGCTGCTGCGCCAGCTGCTGGGCCCGGTGTATGGCCGGATGCAGTCCGAGTATCTGAAGTGGCTCGTGGTGCGCTGCTTCGGGCTTGCCTACCGTGCCGGTGTTTTCACGCCACCGCCGCGCTCGATCGTGCAACGATCGCAGACGATAGGCGTGACCTACAACTCGCCGATCGCCCGCGCCCAGAAAGCGGTCGATGTGTCCGCGATGGATCGCTACGAACTCGCGCTCACGAATGAGGCGGCCATCAACGGCCCGGGCGTGCTCGACAACTACCACTGGGACAAGGCCGCGCGACGTCGCGCCGAGCTCCTGGGTGTGCCGGGCGACCTCATCCCGGACGAAGACGAGATTGCGGCCATGCGCGAACAGCGCTCCAATGAGCAGCAGGCGGCGAATCTCAAGCAGATCGCCGCGCAATCGATGGCAGCGGCCGCAGGTGCGGCATGAAACGTCTCAAGCCCGTCGACATCGCGCACCGCAGGATCGTGGAGCTGATCGAGCTGAAGGGGGGTGCTGGCAACATATGGGCGAACGGCAAGCGCTTCGCCATCACCTACGACGATCTGCTCGACGTGGTGCAGGCGGTCGAGATGATCATGCTGAAGCTCACCGGCAAGGTGCTGCGCGCGAATTTGCGGCCCGTGATCACGAACCGCGCGGCGTTGAAGGTGGATAACTTCTTCGCGGGCGACTATTCTTTATACGACGCTGCGCAAGGCGCGGCACCGTTCGAAGCGCACCAGGTGTGCGACGTGACCGAGCGCTTGCTCACAACGCATTACATGCATTGCCAGATAGACGATAAGCGGTGGGACACGTGGTTCTGCCGGCTGGACGAACTGGTGAAGGCGCTCTACCTGATCGTGAGGGAAGCGCAGGGCGACGTGTACGATGCGCCCGTGATGGTCGGGCCGCCGGTCGTGAAGCAGCTTGTGGCGGAAGTGCGCAGCACGTTCCTTTCGCGTGAGGCCGGCCATGGCTGAGGGCTCGCCATCGATCGCCACAGCGGAAGACTACGTGGCCACGTTTCAGGGGTTCAAGCCGGGGCGCAACGTGCTGGAAGACCTGACCGCGCGCTTTCACGATCGCAGGGTCTACAAGCCGGGCGGCGTCGAGGGACAGCGGGAAACCGAGCGTCGCGCGGCGCAAAAGGAAGTGGTCGAGTTCATCCTCGGCCGAATCGGAACGCAGATAGGGGGCGGGAATGCTGATTGAGCGGTTGCTTGCGAGGTTCTACGAAGCCGAGGCGGGTGCGGATACTGCCAGCGGCGGTGGCGGGGCTGACACGGTCGCTGCCGGTGCCGGTGCCGATACCGTCGCTGGCAGCATGGGGAACGACACGGCTGCCGGCGGGAAGGGCGGCGACACGCTCCTCGGCACGCTCGGCAAAGACGGCGGCAATGATACGGCGCCTGGTAGTGCCGGTGCTGACACCGCGCCCGGTGGCGATGGCGCGGACAAGCTCACACCCGAAGCCCGAGCGCTCGCTGCGGCCGAGAAAGACACGCGCCGCCCGAAGCACGTCCCCTCGAAGTACTGGGACACGGAGAAGGGCGAGGTCAAACTCGAAGCATGGGGCAAGTCGACCCAGCAACTTGAAGCTCGCATGCGCGACGTGGGCCTACCGCCGGACCTTGCTGAGGGCTACAAATTCGAGGTGCCGAAGCCGCTGAAGGATGCCGGCGTCGATCTCGACCCGGCGATGGGCAAGGCGTTCCGCGAGAAGGCGCACGCGCTTGGGCTCACGCAGAAGCAGTATGAGGGCGTGATGGGCCAGTACTTCGAATCGATGGGCGCCATGGCCGAGCAGACCTCGGCGTTCTCATCGGACAAAGCGAAGACCGAATTGCTCGGGTTCTACAAGACCGAGGACGCGCTGCGCTCGAACGTGCAGCTCGCCTACAAGGCATTCAGTGCGTACGCCGACGAAAAGGACATGGCGCTGATCGACCAGATCGGGAACATCCCGGCGGTGATCCGCGTGCTCGCGAAGGTGGGCGCAGAAATGCGGGAGGACCCGGGCGTTCACCCGGATGCGATCCTCGACACCGAGAGCCTTGAGACGCTCATGCGCGGGAAGCCTGGCGATGCGGATGCGCCGTACTGGAACGAGAAGGATGCGCGCCACAAGTCGACGGTCGCGAAGGTCATGCGGCACCACGAAGCGACAGCGGCGGCGCAGCGACGCAAGGCCGCGTAACGAATTGATTTACACCCTGCCAGCCGAACAACCGGTGATCCGGCCGGCGGCAGGGACGAACGAGTAGGGGCACAACCGGACACGTCCGGCCCCCACGCCACAGCAGCACCGCGAGGCGTAAAACCGCGGCGCACGCAGCATCCGGCCCACCGGCCAAGCGCGCTAAATGGTGGCACAACCGGAAAAGAGTTGACCGACTAACTTTTTTCTGGAGAAGCCATCATGAGCTTTCAAGTAACCGAGGCTTTCGTACAAGCCTTCAGCGCGAATTTCTATCACCTCGCGCAGCAGATGGAATCGCGCCTGAGTTCCCGGGTTCGCGTCGAGTCCGGGATCGTGGGCGATTCGAAGAAGATCAACCGGATCGGCGCCACCGCAGCGCAGAAGAAGACCACGCGCCACGGTGACACGCCGCTGATCGAAACCCCGCACAGCACCCGCTGGATCGACCTGGACGATTACGAATGGGCCGACCTGGTGGACGAGCTGGACAAGAAGAAGATGCTCGCCTCGCCCGAATCCGACTACCTCAAGGCGGGGGTGGCGGCGATGAACCGCGCGAAAGACGATGTGATCTACGAAGCCGCACGCGGGGCAGCGCGCACAAGCTCGGGCACGACGGCGCTGCCTTCAGCGCAGAAGATCGCGGTCGCATCAAGCGGGTTGACCAAGACAAAGATCATCGGGGCGCGCAAGCTCTTCCGTGCGAACGAAGCCGACGAGGAAAACGGCGAAACGCTCTATCACATGTACTCGTCCGAAGCACTCGAAGACGTGCTGGGCGATACGACCCTCACCTCGGGTGACTTCATCAAGGTGCAAATGCTTCAAGAGGGCAACCTCAAGGGCATGTGGGCCGGCTTCGAGTGGGTGCCGTTCGAGCGCGCCACCAAGGTCACCAACGATCGATTCCTGATCTCCTGGGCAAAGTCAGGCGTTGCGCTGGGTGTCGGGGCCGAGATCATGACGCGCTTGACCGAGCGCGCCGACAAGTCCTACGCGATGCAGCCCTACGCGCGCATGTCGATCGGCGCGGTGCGCATCGAAGAGGCAAAGGTGGTGGAAACCGCCTGCCTGGAATAACGCTGTAGCAACCGCGGGGCCAATTGACCGGCCCCGCATTTTCAACAAGCTGGGTACAAGGCCCACAAAGGAGAACCATCATGGCAGTCGTAACAACGAAGAGCACGATCGTTTCGAACTCCGACGCAACACCCAACATCAACACGCCGGCACTCATCAACCACGGGCGCCTTCGCGAGCAGGTGGCAGTCGTTGCGGTTGCTGCCGGCGACGACGATGCGAGTCTCTTTCCGGTCGCTCGCGTGTGGTCGGGCTGGCGCATTTCGTCAATTGAGATTGCGGCCGACGCTCTCGGCACCGGGGCACTCTACGATGTCGGCATCTACGATATCGCGGCGAACGGGGGTGCGGCGATAGATGACGACGAGTTTGCGTCTGCGCTCGACCTATCGGCTGCCGTCGCGCTCACCAACGTCACCAACGAGGCCGCGGCCACCGATCTTGTCAAGATGGAGATGGCGCTGTGGGAGCGGCTGGGCTTAACCGAAGACCCGAAGAAGTGGTACGACGTGGTGCTCACCGCGGACGGCGCGGGCACAGCGGCGGGCGATATCTTCGTGCGCGTTCGCTACGTCGACGGCACGTAAGGCCCAAGCGCTCCCGGAGCGATCTGGGGGCGCACCCGCCTTATGGCAACGATTGCGCTCACCGCGCAACTCATCGGCGAGAAGGCCGCTGCGATGCCGCGTATTGCCGGCACGAGGACGGGCCCGCTCATCGTTGTTGGTACCGGTCGCACTATGTGGGCCGATCTCGCAGCGCTCGACACCCTCGACGCCGATGTGATGGCGATCAACATGGCCGGCGTGTTCTTGCCGCGCGCGCCCCAGCACTGGGCGAGTCTGCACGGGGAGAAGTTTCAATGGTGGATTCCTCTTATGCACGCGGACGGTGTCGCCTGGAACGAGCGCGGCTTCAGCGCCGGCCCGGTGATGGAAACGCACTCCTACCGGCGCTATCCGGGAGTGAAGCACGTATGGCCCGATTCCATCATGCCCCCGACTGATGGCGGCAGCGGCCTTGCTGGTATTCGCGCCGGCCTCGCGATGGGGTACGCGCCCCTGATTCTCGCGGGCATGCCGATTGATGACACCGGCCATTTCTACGACCCGCCGGGGCGCGCGCTGGCGACACACGGGATGTTCCTTGCTGTTTTCCGCCAAGCTGCGAAGCACGAGTTTCGCGGGCGCGTGCGCTCGATGTCAGGTGCCACGCGCGAGCTGGTGGGGGCGCCATGCTAGTCGTCGCGCCAGCATGGGGCGAGCGTTGCGTGCCGCTCTTCACCGGCGCGGTGCTCGATTCACACCGGGCGGCGCTGGAGAATTTCGCTGGCCACGTGCGCTACCTCTGTCACACCGACCGCCCGGAGATCGTGCGCGCAGCCATTACGCGAAAAATCGGCTGCGATGTTGCCTGCCCCAGCGTGCCACGGGCCGCTGGTTATGAGGCGTTCGCAAGCGCGACCAGGGAAGCGCTGCTCTCAGCCGAACCGGGAGAGGTAGTCGTATTTCTGAGCGCCGATGTCATCGTCTCGCGCGAAGTATTTATCGCCGTGCGCGCTGCGGTCGAATCTGGAAAAAAGGCTGTGATGTGCGCCGGCACCCGAACGTTGCCTGACGGGAATGTCCCCATCGGAGCAAGCTCGGTCGCCCTCCTCGCGTGGTCGCTTGAAAACGCCCATCCGCTCATTCGCGAGTGCTTCTACGGCGATGGACGCACAAGACTTCCATCAACGATTTACTTCCGCGATGCATCCGGTGTTTCAATGCGCGGATTTCATCTGCACCCGCTCGCAATCGTCAACGATCGCGCGCTGGCGCTTACGTCTACCGTCGATTGGGATCTGGCAACCAACTATCCTCGAGAAGCGGTCCACGTCGTGACCGATCCGGACGAGCTTGCGCTTGCCGAGATTTCGCCAGCACAAAAGACTTTTGGGGTGCTCGCGCACCCTTTCACAGCGGCCGACGTGGCCCGCTGGGCATCCGCGCGCACCTTGCCGTTTCATTGGTGGCTCTTTGAGCACCGGATAACGCTTTTCGGCGCGGGCGCTCAGGACGACCGGGCGTTCCTCGACCGGCTCCAAATTGAGCGCAGGAGAGCCGCTTGATGCTGACCGCCGTCTATGACCTCGCGGTGAGCCCGCCGACCTTCGATTTCGTCTCCTTTCTCGTGTCGGCCGAGCGCGAGAGGCTGCGGCAGGGCAAAGCGCATATCCGGGTCCTGATTGCGGCAGGCCCGGATCATGGCTTCCGGCGTGACGAGCTCCCGCCCCGTGACCCGGCTGAGCGGCGCCGGATGCTGGACAACATCGTGCTGCCGATGTGCGGCCTCCTGCCATCTGTGGTTGCCGTCGAAGAGTGGGAAGCCCACGAGATCAAGGCCTGCGACTTCCCCGCCGAGTGGACGCCTCGCACCCGCATGAATAACTGCTACAGCACCGACTTGATGGTGCAGGCATGGAAGAAGCGCTGTTTTCCGCTCACCGCTGGTGTGACCGAGCACACGGACGAGATCACCATCACGCTGCGCGAATCCGAGTACTGGCCGTCTCGCAACAGCAACGTCCCGGCCTGGATGGAGCTTGCCGGTGAGCTGCGCGCCCGGGGTGAGAACGTGCGCGTGATTCATCACAACGACTTCCCGCACGTGCGCGACCGGGCGCAGGTGTACGAGCGCGCGAAGCTCAACCTCTTCGTCAATAACGGCCCGGCTGCGTTCGCCTACTTCATGCCCCGCGCGCGCTGCCTCGTGTTCAAGATGGTCACAGAGGGTGTGCCGTGCGCGGGCGCCAAATTCTTTGCCGGCATCGGCTTCCCCGTGGGCTCGCAGATCGGGCGCGAGGGTTGCCGCATCGTGTGGGAAGACGACGACGCCGAAACGATCGCGCGCGAAACCATAAGGGAGTTGGAGGAGTACGAACATGGCTAGCTCAGAAGTCCAGATTTGCTCGAACGCGCTGCTGATGCTCGGCTCGCAAACGATCAATTCCTTCGATGACGAGTCCGACCGGGCAACCCTCGTGTCGAACCTGTGGCCGAATGCACGTGACGCGGTGCTGCGCGCGCACCCGTGGAATTGCGCGGTGAAGCGCGTCGTGCTCTCGCCTGACGTTGCTGCCCCGGCATTCGATTACGGCTCCGCGTTCACGCTTCCCGGTGACTGGCTGCGCGTGCTCTCCGTGGGCGAGGAGGGTGAGCAGATCCCGTACCTGCTCGAAGCTCGCAAGATCCTGATGGACGAGACGATCTGCCAGTTGCGCTACCTATTTCGAAACGAGGATATTCCGAGCTGGGACGCGCTATTGGTCGAGGCGATGGAAGCGTACATGGCAATGACGTGCGCTTACCCGATCACGAAGTCGGCCGCGCAGCAGGAGGCAATGGCTGCGCTCTGGAAGCTGAAGCTGCAGCAGGCCCGCACCGTCGATGGCCAGGAGAACCCGCCCGAAACCGTGGGCGACTTCCCGCTGCTAAACGTGAGGCGGTGAGAGCGTGGCGCGTCTCACCACGATCAAGACGAACTTCACCGCCGGCGAGCTCTCCCCGAGGCTGCTGGGGCGCGTCGACGTGTCGCGCTACCACAACGGCGCGCGCACCCTTCGAAACGCCTACCCGCTTGTCCACGGTGGCGCGCGAAGGCGCGCAGGTACCCGCTATGCGGCGGCGGCGAAGAATGCGACAAAGCCCGCGCGCCTGGTGCCCTTCATCTTCTCCCGCACGCAGGCTTTCATGCTGGAACTGGGTGAAACCTACATCCGCTTCTACATCCCGAGCGGACAGGTTGAATCGGCTCCGGGCGTGGCCTACGAGATCGCCTCGCCCTGGGATGACACCGAACTCGAGGACCTGAAGTACGTGCAGGGCGCGGACACGATGTTCTTCGCGCATCCGAGCTACGCGATGCGAAAGCTCGTGCGCTACGCGAACACGAACTGGAAGCTCTCCCAGGTCGTCTTCGAGGTGCCGCCCTCGGACGAGATCGGCGAGCGCCCGGCCACCACGTTGACACTCTCGGCTGTGACTGGCGCAGGTGTCACCGCGACCGCCGGTGCTGCATCGTTTCAAGATTCGGACGTCGGGCGCTTCATCGATTCTGGCGCCGGGCGCGCGGAGATCGTGGGCTTCACCTCCACCACGACGGTCACGGTTGATGTCGACGATGACTTCGCGTCGGTCAACATCGCCTCGGGCGCGTGGACCATCACCGAGAGCCCGAAAACCACGGTGACGCCCGATGTGCTGGGTCCGCTCAGCGCTGCGATCACTCTCACAGCCGGGGCGAATGCATGGAAGAACACCGCGCAGGTGAGCTATATCGGCATGTTCGTCGAGATAAATGATGGCCTGGTTGAGTTGACGGGCATCACGAGCGCGCTCATTGCAACCGGCATCGTGCGAACCCCGCTTATTTCGGTCGCCGCGGCGCCCTCGGAAGGCTGGGCGCTACGGCAAACGATCTGGAATTCGGTCGACGGCTTCCCCCGGGCACTCACGATCGATGGACAGCGGTTGATTGCCGCAGGATCTGCTGCCTATCCGAACGGGGTTGCAGGCTCGCGCATCGGCGAATACTTCAACTTTGCCGAGGGCACGGCCGATTCGGACGGCTTCTTTTTTGTGCTCGGCACCGGTGACCAAACTCCGATCGAGCACCTCGCCTCGGTTCGCGCACTTATCGCGTTGAGCAACAGCGGGGAAACCTCGATACGGGGTGGCAACGAGAAACCGATCACTCCGACCAACGTGCAGGCGAAGTCCGAAACCGTCTACGGGGCGGACTTTCCCCGGCCAGTGCGCGCGGGTTCCGAGATCATTTTCGTGCAGCGAGGCCGCAAGAAGATTCGGGCGCTGGGCTACCGGTTCGAAATCGACGCGTTCAACGCGCCCGACGTGTCGGTGCTCTCAGAGCACATTTCCGGGGACGGCTTGGGCGAGATCGCATTCCAGCAGGAGCCAGACCAGGTGGTGTGGATGGTGCGAGATGACGGCGCGCTCGTTTCCATGTCGATCGACCGTGATCAGGATGCAATCGGATTTGCCCATCACGACACGGACGGGGAATTCGAGAGCATTGCCGTGATCCCCGACGAAAGCACCGATCAGCTGTGGGCGGTGGTGGTGCGCGAGATCAATGGCGTGACAACACGCTACGTCGAGCGCTTCGAGGAAGGCCTGCAAACCGATTGCACCTTGACAGGTGCCGTGGCCGAATCGGCCATCGTTTCTGCCGCCTGGGCGGCCGGCATCGTCACGGTCCAGCAAACCGCGCACGGATACGCAACTCACGACATGATCCGCTTGTCGGGCTTCACGCCTTCAGCTTACGACGGCGAGCACGAGATCACGAAGCTGAACAACAATACCTATGCCTTCCCGCTCGCCGCGGATCCCGGCGCCGTGACGGTGGCAGGCACCGCAGCGAAGGCAACCGTCAACTGGTCCGGGCTCGGGCACCTCGAAGCAAAGACGGTGGATATTGTCGCGGACGGCTACGTCGCCACGCCAAAGACGGTCGTGGCCGGCGCCATCACGCTGAACAAGGCCGCCTATTCTGTCGAGATCGGCCTGCACTACAAATCCACGATCAAGACGCTCCCGCCCGAGGTGCAGACCGGCCAGGGCGTGGCGCAAGGCAACGCGATTTCAATTCACGAAATCATTGTGCGGCTCTACGCGAGCAAGGGCGGCACGATCAACGGCCAGCCGATCAACATGCGCGACTTCGGCGCGGGACCGGTGCTCGATCAGCCGATACCGGAGTTCACCGGCGACAAGCGCGCGGAAAACTTGGGCTGGGGACGCACCGGCAGCGGGGACTCTGATGGCTCGGTCACGATCGAGCAGGATCAGCCGTTGCCGCAGCAGGTGCTCGCCGTGATCCTGAGATTGTCGGTCAATGATGGATGATCGAAATGGCCATTAGACGCGCCACAGAGGCCGATCTGCCCGGGCTGGTGGCCCTGGGCAGGGCGATGCACGCGGAAGCGCCCAGGATGCGTTTACATGCATTTGACGGGGAGAAAGTCGGCAAGGTGCTCTCCTTTGCGCTCAGTTCCGGAGTCATTTTCGTCTACGAAGGGCCGGACGGGGTGATTGAAGGGGGCTTTGCCGGGATCCTGACCGAGCGCTGGTTTTCTCCGGACCGGGAGTTTCGTGATCTCGCGATGTTCGTGCGCCAGGATAAGCGCGGGGGGCTTGCTGCGTGGCGCTTGCTGCGCGCGGTCATCGCGTGGTGCCAGGAACAGGGGCTGCAGCCGTCCGATGTGCAGTTCGGGATTTCAACCGGTGTGCATCTGGAACAGACCGGGCGGTTGTATGAGGCGCTCGGATTCCGTCGCGTGGGCCACATTTACGAGCTGGAGGCGTTCTGATGGACGGGTGTATTGAGCATGTTGGACTGATCGGTCAGCGCCGGATCTGGGCGCACGTCTAAGGAGAGCGCGTCATGTGCACCGGGTTTGAGTCGATGATGATCGGATTCACCGCCTTGAGCGCGGCGAATCAGATCACGCAGGGCAATCAGGCGAAGGGCTTTGCCGACTTTCAGGCCGCCCAGGCGAATGCCGACGCGCAGGCCGAGCGCGAGATGGGCGACGTGCGCGCCGATAAGGTCCGCCGGGCCGGCACGCGCCAGCAATCCGAAGCGCGCGCGGCGCTTGCCGCAAGCGGTGTCGAGGTGGGCGCCGGCACGGCTCTGAAGATTTTCGAGGATATAAGCGGGGACACCGAGGAAGCGGCGCTGCAGGATATTCTCTTCGGCACCCGCAAGGGGGCGCGGCTCGATCAGGAAGCGCAAGCGCTGCGTGCCGCCGGGAAAAACGCGCGCACCGCAGGTCTCATGGGTGCCGGCGGCTCGATTCTCTCGGCTGGAGCGACTTTGACGAAGCCAGGCTGGAAGCACACGCAGGCACCCGCGCCGGTTGAAGAGCGCAGCGTTCTTAACGCAGTGACGATCCGATAATGGCACGCATCCGACTCGGTGACTTCGGCAACGCGGTGGCGCCGCTCGCGCCCCCCTCGCGCGTTCCCGTGCAGGCATTCGTGCGTGGCGACGGCGGGTTCTTTGAAACCGGGCAGCGCATCGCTGCACGAGGGGTTGCAGAAGAACGCGCAGCGCGTGATCAGCAGATCGAGCGGGAACGCAAGAGCAGGCGCGCCGCGTCGCTGCAAGACGCCCTCGGCAGGGCGACCGCCGACCTTGCCGAGTTGGAATTGAATTTTGATCGCGATCAGGACTTCAAGACCGCTCCGGTGCGGTTTCTGGCTGAAGCGAAAAAACTGCGCGACAAGTACGCTTCGGGCTTTGACGATGAGGTAGTCACGCAAGCTTTCGGCGGCGAATTCCAGAAGCTTTCCCTCGCCAAGTACGTGAACATCAGGAAGGACAGCGCGAAGAAGGAGCGCGACTACAACGTCGCATCGTTGGACACGAATCTTGATGTGTTCGCGCAAGGGGCTGCGACAGCGCGAAGCCCCGAAGAACGCATCCTCATGCAGCGCGAGGCTCAGATCGCGATCGCTGCCGCCGTCACGAGCGGTTACGTTGATCCGGTAGACGCGGGCAAGCGCCAGCGAACCTTTCTCTCCCGCACTGATGATCACTTGGTGCGCAGGGATATTGCACAGGCTCCGGGGGCGACCGCTGACAGGCTTGCTCTTGATGCTGAGTACGCACCAAATCTCGACCCATCCACACGGCAGCGCTGGATCGACACCGCGTACCGGCGCGATGAAACCGAGCGCGTGCGCGTTGAGCGGGACGAAGAACGCGAGCGCAGAAAGCGCGGCGATGATCTGCTGAAAGAAGCCTTTGCAAGGCACGAGGCAGGCAAGCTCACCCGCGAGTACATTGAGCAAGTGCGAGCATTCGTCGAGCCCGCGGAGTATCGATCGCTCCTCAAGGGACTGCGCGAAGGCGCTGGCGGCAAGAACGATGAAACGGCACTCGCCGATCTGCACCGCATCCTCTACGTCGAGAACAATCCGACTGAGGCCGAGCGCAAGGCATTCCAGTACCAGAAGGCCGGCCTGCTCAAAAGCACGACGCTCGGGCAGTTCCTCGGGACATCACGCACACACGCCAGGCAGGAAGGTCCGCGCAGTCCGTACGAACGCGAGCGCGCCTACATCGTGAATGCGATCAGGCCCTCGGAAATGGTTCAGGACCCGGCCGCGTCCGCCCGGTTTGCGATGGCAATCCGGGAGTACGACGATTACGCATTGCAAGCGGGCGTTGAACGCCAGCCGAAGGAATTGCGTGAGAAGGCGGACGACATCCTGAAGCGGCTCTCGATTGTCAATATGGTCGATATCGCGCGCAAGACCGGCATCGAAGGCCGCAACGATCCGCAGCAGGTGCTTGACGCGATTACCGGAAAAGCGCTGCGACTCAGGCAGGACTTTGAACAGAAGCGCATCAGCAAGGTGGACTTCGACAAGAAGATGCAGGCGTTGAACGATGCACGCAAGGCAGCGGAGAAGAACCTTGGCCGATAACAACGACGCTTCCGCCGAATTCCTCATCCATCGCGAGGACATGGCCGCAACAGGGGGCGCGGACGAGATGCTGCGCTGGCTGGACCGTAGACCGGGCACGCCGGCAGTATCACGTCCCTACAAGCCCGTCCCGGAACCGGAAGGCCGCCACATCGACCCGTTTCCGGCGAAGGAATTGCCTGCCGATCCGTCTGTACTCGGGACCATTGCCCGCGGCGCTGGGGAAATCCCCAAGCAAGCCTTCGGCGGCATCGAGTCGGCGGTCTACAACGCTACGAGCTTCATGAACCCGCTCACCGACTGGCTCAACAACAATGTTGCGGACCTGCGCTACGACCCGGTGGGCAAGCCCAAGACGGCGGCCGGATCGGTTACGCGCTCGGTCTCTGAGTTTCTGACCGGATTCATCCCGGCGCTGAAGGGCATGCGCGCGGCGGGCATGGTGGGCAAGGTGGTGGCCCCTCTCACCGCATCGGTTATCTCTGATTTTGTGGTGCGCGATCCGCACGAGGCGCGGCTCTCGAATCTGTGGAACGAGTTGGGCCTACCCAAGAACGTGCTCACCGACTACCTGGCCGCCGATCCGAAGGACTCCGCCATAGAGGGGCGGTTCAAGAGCGCGGTCGAGTCTGCGGGGCTCGGCGCGGCGGCAGAGGGTGTGTTCCTCGGCGCCCGCGCCTTGAAGGCCGCGCGCGCGGTGCGCAACCTCGACGCAAGCGAAACCGAGTTCCTCAAAGGCCGCTACGGCGAGTTGGACGACAAGACCATGGCCTCTGTCTTGGGTGATCCATCGAAGCCGATGATTTCTACTGCGAAGACAGTTGGAGATGGTCCGGATTTTGTTGTTGCAGCGCGCGATCGAGATACGGGAGAAGTTCTCTACGGAAAATCAGGGCAGTTGCATTTTCGCCTCGCTCTTGAGGTTGGCGGAGGGAAAAGGCTGGAAATGGGATTCGCCAAACCTGGCGGGCCGTTTCTTACTCGTGAAGAGGCCGCCTCCGCAGTGTCTGGGAGGGGCGCCATTGCCGGGGAATTGGACGCGGCGTCCTACGCGAGGGCTTCGACATCGCCTGACGATCTGCTCGCACGCGGGCTGATCGACGCCGGTGAGTCTCAGGTCTACGTGAACTTCGCCCGCATCGACGGCCCAGACGAAGTGAAAGCCATGATCGGCTCGATGGCGAACCGCTTCAAGGGCTCGATTGACGAAGCAACCCGCGGCACCGTCTCGCAGGCTGAAACCGCGCGCCTGGCCGACGACCTGGGCATGACCGTGCCCGACATACTCGCTAGGCGGCAGGGGCAGGCATTCAACGCCGAGGAAGCCCTCGCTGCGCGCCGGTTGCTCACCGCCTCCGGGGATACCCTCCTGAGTGCAGCCAAGGCCGCTGCAGCACCGAACGCCGGCCCGCTGGATCACTTTGCCTTCCGCCGCTCGCTCGCGGTCCACGCCGCCATACAGGCCGAAGTCATCGGCGCGCGCACCGAAACCGCGCGGGCCCTGGCCTCCTGGCGCATCCCGGCCGGTGGCGGGGTGGAGAAGGCCCGGGCGATCGAGCAAGCGATGGCAGCCATGGGCGGCCCGGAAGCATCGACCGAAATGGCCCGCCGGCTGGCCATGCTCGCTGAAAACGGCGCTTCACCTGCGGCGCTCGCAAAGTTCGCCGAGAAGGGCTGGGGAGCCAAGACATTCGACGCGGTGCGTGAAGTGTGGGTGAACGGGCTGCTCTCGTCACCAGCCACGCACATCGTCAACAGCACATCAAACCTGTTTGTCGCCATGCAGCAGGTCTACGAGCGCGGCGCGGCCGCTCAGATTTCGACACTCACCGGCAGCGGGGGCGTGGCGCCAGGGGAAGCGCTCGCCATGGCGCACGGCATGGTATCCAGCGTCAAGGACGCCTTCCGCATGGGCTGGGCGGCGTTGAAAACCGGCGAGACAGGCGCGTCTCTGAACAAGATCGACCTCCCGATCGCGCGCGCGGTGTCGGCGGACGCGCTGCAGATTTCATCAGAAACCGGGCTCGGGCGCGCGGTGGATTTCATCGGGAACATCGTGACCCTGCCGGGCCGCGCCCTCGGTGCCGAAGACGAGTTTTTCAAGACGATCGGCTACCGGATGGAACTCCACGCGCAGGCCGCGCGCAAGGTGGCGCAGGAGGGGCTCACCGGGGACGCGGCGGGCAAGCACTATGCCCAGATCCTGCTCGACCCTCCAGAAAACATCAGGATCGCCGCAGCCGACGCCGCGCTCTACAGCACCTTCACCAACCAGCCCGGAGCCGTGGGGCAGGCGTTCCTGAACCTCCGGGAGCGTGTTCCGGTCATTTCCTTCGTGCTGCCCTTCATCCGCACGCCGGTCAATATCGCGCGCTACGCCTTCGAGCGCACGCCTCTCGCGCCGCTCGTGGGCCAGTGGCGCGACGATATCGCGGCCGGAGGTGCCCGGGCTGATCTCGCCCTTGCCCGCATGTCCACCGGCACCGGAATCATGATGATGGCGCTCGACTGGGCGGACTCGGGGGTGATTTCGGGGCAAGGGCCGGGGCCGAAGGATAAGGGCGAGCGCGAGGCGATGATGCGCCAGGGCTGGCAGCCTTATTCCGTCAAGGCAGGTGACCGCTGGTATTCCTACAACCGATCCGATCCCTTCGGCATGACGATGGGGCTGGCCGCTGACGTAGCCGAAGCGATCCATAAGGGCGAAATGTCGAACGACGACGTCGACGAGTGGCAGGAAGTGCTCGCCATGTCGATTGCTGCCGTTTCGCAGGTGGCGGTCAACAAAACTTACCTCCGGGGCGTGTCCGAATTCACGAGCATGATGGCGGACCCGACCCGCTATTCGGGGCAGTACGTGACGAATCTTATCGCGTCCTTCACGCCCGCAGCAGCGCTTTCCGGTGCCGTGGAACGCGCGGTTGACCCGACGTTTCGGGAATCGAACACGCCGGCAGACGCGATCCGCGCTCGCATCGCGTTTCTCTCGTCAACGCTTCCACCGCGGCGCAACCTATGGGGCGAGGAAGTCAAAGCGGAGTCCGGCATCGGAAAGGCGTACGACTTCCTTTCGCCCGTCGCTTCACGCGAGGTGAAGGGCTCACCGGTTGACACCGAGATCATGCGGCTCGCGGAAAGTCCAGGGCGCGGAGACGCATCGCCCCCTACGCGCATCGGGAAAAGAACGCACTTCGATGGCGTGAAGGTCAACCTCAAGGACTGGCCGAAGGTGTACGACGAATACACGCGCCTCGCCGGCAACGGCATCGAGCATCCCGCCTGGGGCATGGGCGCGAAGGATTATCTCAACGCTGTCGTTTCTGGAAAGCACCCGATGAGCGAAGTCTACAAGCTGCGCTCCGACGAGATGAAGCTCACTTTCATCGGCAACACGGTGAGCCAGTACCGCCAGCTTGCGCAGCGCGCGATTCTTTCAGATCCGCGTTTCAGTGAGTTCTCCGACTATGTAAAAACGCTTAAGGCCGATCAACTGCAACGGCGCATGCCGGTGCTGCCATAGGAGAAACCATGCGCCCTGATCAAATCACGAATCTCAACTCGATTGAGGAGCAGCTCGTCGATCTCTTCAAGCAGGAGTGCACGCCGGAAGAGTGGAAAAAGGCGGCTGATCAGAAGGCGGCGTACCTCGAGAAAAAAAACGCTTCGGCAACTATTAACATCATCGCCCGCATCCAGAATGTGCTGCGCGATGTGAGGCGGGACGGCGTGGGTGAAGGATCGGGGAATTCGAAAGGCGAGCCGCGGGCACCGGTCGATCCCGCAGACGAACTGGAGCGGGAAGCCGCGGCGCTCGCAAGACAGGGGCGCGCGGTGTTGAAAAAGCATGGTGTCAAAGTCCATTAACTTCGTAGCGTTCTTCCTGAAATGGGCCGAGTACAAACGATGGAAGGTTCCAGATTTTCACATCCTGATCTGCCACTGGCTCGAATCGTTCGACCGGATCGGCGTGCTGCTCGCGCTTCGCGGTGGGGCGAAGTCGAACATCCTGGGCTGCTGGGTCGCGTACCGCGCCTGGCGCGATCGGAACTATCACGCGCTCGTGCAAGGTGCCGACGACAAGCTCGCGCGCAAGGTGAGCCGGCACGCGAAAGACGTGATCAAGCGCCACCCATGGCTGCGGGCGGAGAACATGATTAACCCGGCAGACTGGGCGCTCGAGCGATTCTCCGTGGTGGGGAACGAGGATCCGCGCGATCCGACGTGCGCCGCTCACGGGATTCTTTCGAACGTGACGAGCTCACGTGCGAACGAGGTGATCAACGACGACGTCGAGGTGCCGAAGAACATCAAGACTCCGGACGCACGTGAGAAACTGCGCGAGCGCTTGGACGAACAAACGCACATCCTGATCCCTGGTGGGCGCAAGCTCTACGTGGGCACGCCACACACGCACAACTCGCTGTATGAGGAGCTCGTCGCCCAAGGTGCTGCCGTGCTGCGGTTCCCGCTCTTTGCGAACCACGTGCGCTATGAGGACAAGGCGACCAATTCGCAGCGGCGCTTCGCGTTCAACTTCGAGCCCGACGACGATGGCCTGTATGTGTTCCACGGCGAGAAGCTCCTCGAAGAGGGCGTCGACTACGAGGTGAAGCGCGCCGCGGTCGTGTTCGACCAGCCACCGCGCGGCACGATCGATATCTACGCCGGCAACGTGTGGTCCGATCGCTTCACCCGCATGGAGATCTCCGCGCGCCGCAAGGAGTGCCGCACGGTCAACACGTGGGACAGCCAGTACGGACTGCACGCCAAACCCGTCCACCAGGTGCGCCTTGACCCGGATCGCCTGCAACCTTACGAGGCCGAGTGCAAGATCAACGTCGCGAATGGTGAAGTGCGGATGCTCCTCGGTAATCAGCGCATCGTGGGCGGCGTGCTCTACTGGGATCCGGCGCTCGGCAAGAAAGGCACGCACGACTCGGTCGCATCCGTGGTGCTGACCGACGAGCGCGGCCGGCTTTATTGGGAGGACTCGAAGGAGTTGCGGGGCGACGCGTACGACGAATTCGACCACGGTAACAGCCAATGCCACAAGGTGCGCGAGTTGGCCCTCACCTACCAGCTCGAAAACGTGCACCTGGAGACGAACGGGCCGGGTACCTTCCTGCCCCCGCTGCTTCGCCGTGCGCTCGCCGGTACCGGCATCGGCGTGATCGAAGTCAATCGCAAGGTCGACAAGTCGCTCTACATTCTGGATGCGATCGAGCCCCCGCTCTCGGGACAATTCCTGTGGGCGAACGTGCGGCTATGGGAGACGAAGCTCCTTGACCAGATGCGCGACTGGATCCCGGGCGTGGAAAATCAGGAGGACGACTTCATCGATTCGGGTGCGGGCGCGATCAAGCAAACCCCGATTCGCATCGGCAAGGTGGTGGGCAACGTGAAAGAGATCAAGCGCGAGCGCTGGCGCGAAGCCTCCGGCGTGCATGAAGTGAAGGTGGATTTTTCAAGGGGGTAGACGATGCCGCTCGGTGCATATAACGGACCCGATGAGTCAGTCGCGAACGGCGCGACGACGGTATTCCCGTACACGTTCAAGATTTTCGACGAGACGCATCTCAGCGTGTACCTCGACGATGTGCTGCAGCTCACCGGCTACACCGTGAGCGGCGTGGCTGACGAGAGCGGGGGCAACGTCACTTTTGCCGTCGCGCCCGCGAATACCGTGGTGGTGCGGCGCGAGAGCTCGGCGCCCTACGTGCGCACCGTCGACTATCAGCGAAACGGAGCGTTTGACGAGGAAACCGTCGACAACGACTTCGATCTCGAAGAGCGCCAGATCCAGCAGCTCGCGGTCGATGTGGCCGATCTCTATACCCTCATTGCTGCTCTCCAGGCCGCGATCGAGGACCTGGCCGAGATCGCGGGCGGGATAGGCACGACGCTCACGCTCAACAACCTCACGATCAACGAGTTGCTCAGCGTCGCGGGCGATATCACCGTTGACGGAACGGCGATCTTCAATGGTCCCGTCACGTTCAATGATGCGGTCACTCTCCCCGCAAACTCCGTCGCCTCCGGCAATATCGTCGACGGCACTATTCTCATCCAAGATCTCAGCTCAGAGGTTTTGAGTTTTTTCAGCAATGCTGATGGTGGAGCAGCCTACTCTACGATCGGGCTCGTCGCGACCAACACAGACGAGGTGCTAACAGCCAACGCTGAGACCGTCACTGTTGCTGATCCCAGCACCGGGTTCGTTACCATTCTTCAGGCTCCCGCCGAGCTGACGGTCAACGTCACAACCGCCGGGCCCGCAGCCGGCGGGCGAGACCAGGCGGGCGCATTCACTGCCGAGACGTGGGTGCATTTCTACTACATCTACAACTCGACCACCGAGGCGCTTGCCGCCATAGCTTCTGCCGTTTCGCCTCCGGTGGGGCCAACGCTTCCGGCCGGATTCGATCGCTGGGCCTATATCCACGCCGTCTATTTCGACGCACTCAGCGATCTGATGCCGACGTATATATTCGGGCCGATGGCGTTTCACGAGTCGCAAATCGAGGTGCTGACCGATGGAACGGCTGCCATCGCAACCGCAGTGGACTTGTCCACCGGAATGCCACCGAACGCTCTGAGTTGTGGCATCAATTGTGAGTTAGGGCTGGATGGAGGTGGCGCATCGCCCAACGCGTGGCGGCTGGAGCTCGGTGTAATTGCCGATGCGGAAACCATTGTTCTCAGCCAGCGAATTCCGGGTGCCGCATCCACCGGCACCGACGCTTGGGGCTCGGGGGTATTCCCCAACGTAGGCCAGCAGCTCTTCTACAAAGTGTTCCTCGCCGATGGCTCTACCGGGCAAGGGCACGCATGGATTTTTGTCCCCAGCTACACGGTCAGAAACTAGCCAGATGAAACGCCGCCAGCATCCGTCTCCCGACGAGGTGGTGCGCTTTCGCGACCTGAAGGGAATTTACGTACTCAACGCGGTGCTCTCCGCTGTCGGCGAATCGCTCGTTGATTCCCCGACCATCGACTTCACGTTCGACGCGAGCATCCCGAGCATCACGGCGGACGTGAAAGACGACAGTCTCGCCGCCGGGAAACTCCATTTTTTGAACTCATCCCGGCTTCTCGGGCGCTCAACGGCAGGGGCGGGAGAGGGAGAAGAGATCACCGTTGGTGGGGACCTGACGCAATCCGGGAGCGACTTCACAATCGCGAACAACGCCGTCACCTTCGCCAAGTTCCAGGACATCACTGATGAGCGATTGCTCGGCCGTAGCGCAGGTAGTTCTGGCGACATACAGGAAATCACCGTTGGCGCGGGCCTGACGCTTGCCGCAGGCGCGTTGACCGCGGCCGGCGGCAGCGGCGATGTTGTCGGCCCCGCGTCATCCACGGACAACGCGATCACGCGCTACGACGGAGCGACGGGAAAGCTCATTCAGGACAGCGCAGCTTTCGTTGATGACTCGGGTCGCGTGCTCACCGGGAGCGCTACGGCGCAAAGCGTGTCCGGGGTCAACGCGGCCATTCAAGTGCTCGGCACCACGGACGACACGACGGGATTCACGGTTGGAAGGTGGGGGGCGAATGCTTCTGCGCCCAACGTAATACTTTCCAAATCGCGCGGCGCCGCAATCGGGACAACGACCGTCGTGCAGAACAATGACGCTCTGGGCTCGTTCTCGTTTGTCGGCGCGAACAGCGGCGGATCGTTCAATTCCGCTGCTTTCTTCCGGGCGCAGGTGGACGGCGCACCAGGAGCAACTTCGGTGCCGGGGTTGATCAGCTTCGGGACGGCCCCCGTGGGCGGGGCGATCACTGACCGCATGGTCATAAAGAATACCGGCACGCTGCTCCTTGGCACGACCACGGAGACCGCGAGCGCGGGGCGCATGCAGCTTGGCTCGACTGCGGACACCACGGTTGCAGGGGGGATTCTCCTCGGAACCGACGTGCAGCTTCACCGCGCCGCGGCCAACCTGCTCGCCGTGCCGGACATGATCTCCGCGCGCACGACAGCGGGCACCCCCTATGCTGATCTGACATCGGCCGCGAGTCTCGTCGCGGTGGCGAGCAACTTCGCGCTGCAACTCACGGACAGCGCGAGGACAGCCAACAATAAGAAGGCCGAGATGGCATGGGGTGGCGGCAACCTCGATTGCCGATTTACGAACGATGCGTACAGCGCGGTCGCGAACATTTTCCGGGCCACCGGTGGCCAGGCTACGGGGGTACCACTCCTGAGCGTTCCGGTCGCCGTCTCCTCCGTATTCGGCCATACCGCGAGCGTGACGGTGGGCAACGCCGGCAAGCTGCAGGTGGTTGGTACGACCGACGCAACCGCGCAGGCGCAGGTGTCGCGCCATTCGGCGGATGCGAGCGGACCGATCGTGGCGCTGGGGAAATCACGGCACGCAACCGCCGGCAGCAACACCATCGTGCAGTCGGGTGATGCGCTGGGGTCGTACGACTTCCTGGGCGCGAACGGCTCGACCTACACGCTTGCCGGTCGCATCCGGGGCGCCGTGAACGGCACCCCGGGTGCTGCTGCAGACATGCCGGGGCGCATCGAGATTCAGGCAACCCCGGATGGTTCCGGTACGCCGCTCGAGGTGGCGCGCTTCGAGTCGATCGCGTCCGCCGTCAACGGCCTGCAGGTCATCAACTCGGTCACTACGGTCGGCATCACGCTTGGTGCGATTGGCTCGGACACGGACATCGACATCAAGCTCGTGCCGAAGGGGGCGGGCCTGGTGAGCTTCGGCACGCACAGCGCGCTCGGGGCCGAGACGGTGACGGGCTTTTTGACAATGAAAGATTCAGGCGGCACCACCCGAAAAATTGCAGTCGTCTCATAGGAGAAAAACGTATGGCACAGATCGATCTCAAGCAGTACCAGAAATCACGCGACGCGGGCCACGTGCGCCTTGCCCGGATGGATAAAGACCGCGTGGTGCTGAGTGTGGATACGTTCGACCCCTCCACCGGCGCAGCAGTTGACCCATCCACCGAGAATTTCTCCATCAGGGAATTGATCGCTCAACGCGATTCGGTGCAGGCGCACATGGATAACCTGAACGCTTTCATCGCGGACATGGAAGCACTGGTACCGGTTGCCCCGGTTGCCCCGAAGTAATGCCGTGAAAGCATCACGCGCCGCGCGCCTTTTCATCCAGCGGTTCGTGCCGCTCAATACACACGCTCATCAAACCGCGGGTGGGTGGGAGATCGGGTACGGGCATCGAGGGACAGGACGAGAGCCCTATATTTCGCCCAGCGATCACATCACGGTGGGACGCGCGGGGGAGTTGCTCGACGAGGATCTGAAACTGTGCGCCAAAATCGTGGCTTCGGCGATAAAGGTTGATCTCGCGACACACGAGTTCGACGCGCTGGTGTGCGAGGTTTACTTCATGCCGTATCGCGGCGAGTTTAAGGACTCAGAGATTGCTCACTTCGTCAACCGCCGCAACAAAGAGGCTGCTGCGGAAGCGATGAGCAGGGGCAAATTGCCGCGCGCGATCGCCCGGCGGCAGGCTGCGCTGAGCGACTTTTTCCTGGGTGAGAATTGATGGACTGGCGAGAAGGCGATCCCGAGCGGCGCGCGGCGCACTACACCTCCTACCGAGAGTTTCAGGCCGAGGTCGAGCGGCGCAAGGAGTGGGAGGACAGCACCGAGGGGCTTCTTACTACCATCGTGACGCACATGGAAAAATTGAAAAAGTTCAGGTGGCAGGCTCTCGCGCTCCTGGGTTTCATCAGCGCCGTGGTACCCATCGGGCTCACCATCATCAGCTTTCTTATCAAAAACGGGGCACCATGAGCACCGCCACACGCATGATGACGTTTGATCTCGCGTTCGATCGCCTGATGGGACACGAGGGCGGGTATACGCCGGGAGAGGGCGACCCGGGCGGAGAGACGAAGTGGGGAATCAGCAAGCGCAGCTATCCCGATCTCGACATCAAGAATCTGACCCGACTCGACGCCAAGGAAATCTACCGCCGCGACTTCTGGACCAGAATCAACGCCGACGATCTGCACGATGGCGCTGCTTTCCAGGCGTTCGACTTCGCGGTGAACTCGGGCATCGAAACCGCTGTGCGCCACCTGCAGCGCGCGCTTGGTGTGGCGGACGATGGACACTTCGGCCCGGTGAGCCGTGCCGCGGCCAAAGCGATGAGCGAGACAGACACCATCATGCGCCTGAACGCCGAACGGCTGGATTTCATGACGCGGCTTTCAGTGTGGCCCACGTTTGGACGCGGCTGGGCGCGGCGCATCGTCGGCAATCTCCGCTATGGGGCCGAGGATTCGTGATCCGCTACCGCGAGGGATACCGCTACCAGCTTGCCGAGGACTACGCGGTGGACGTTGGCATCAGGCCGGAGAAGATGCTGCGATCCGCGTTCCTGTCTCTTTCTCCTGCGGGCGTCCTAACCATTAAGCGGGGCTACGCCTGGGACGGACCGAGCGGGCCGGCAATCGACACCAAGAACTTCATGCGCGGCAGCCTAGTCCATGACGCCCTTTACCAGATGCTCCGCCAGCGCAAGATCGCCCCAGACTACCGCAAGGCCGCCGACAAGCTCTTGCAGGCGATCTGCCGCGAGGACGGCATGAGCGCGATCAGGGCGTGGTGGGTTTACGAGGGCGTGCGCTACGGTGGCGGGCTTGCTGCTGATCCTGATAACGACAACCCGATACTGGAGGCACCATGAGACTGTTTCTGATTCTGCCCCTCGCCCTGCTCGCCGCCTGCTCGGGGCTCGTCGGCTACGCGCCCGCGGTGTTCCCGTCGCTGGAATACTGCGATAGCATCGACTACACGCGGCGAGGAAATCAGGTCGAATTGAAGGCGCAATGCCGGGCGCCGGTGCGGTGACGCATACGGGCCTCAACCGCCCGCAACGCATGTACGCCTTCCTGCGCGCGATCTCGGAGGCCTCGCGCAAGTGCGGGGTCATCATCAAGGGCGCCCCGGAGTTGGAGTTCCGCGACAACGCGCAGGGCATGTACTGCCTGAACCCCAACCAGGAGGGGCCGGAATTCGGGTGGCGGGAAACCGCTCAGAACGTGCCACGCTGATTCCGGGCGCCCTACCACCCGCAGGCCCGAAGCGCGCCCTGCCCCGCTCCAGACCCGCCCAGGAGCCGGATTTGCCCCATGCTGTCCCGCACTGTCGCGCCATCATCCCGCGTTCAGGCGATTTTGCGCCGTTTCCGCGCCAGCGCCTCATCGAACTCCAGCGATGGGTCGGCGAACAAGGAAAGGTGACTCCATGAGGCGCGGACCCCCACGCTACCGATCGACGATCACCGGGCGCTACGTGACCGAGCGATTCGCCAAGCGGCACCCGAAAACGACCGTGCGCGAGCAGTCCAAGCGCTGAACGGCCCCACCAGCATTTCCCGCCACGTCACCGCCGACGCTTCCCCGGGCACCCCGGTTTCGGGAAACTCTCCGCGCGCCGGCCGGTAGTAGGTTCCGAACACGATGTCCCACAGCGGGAAGAACGCCGCGAAGTTCTTGTCCCGGTGGCCCGGCTCAATCGAGTGGTGTATCCGGTGAAGCTGCGGGCTGACCAGCAGCGGCGATAACGGCCCGAACCCGATCCGCAGATTCGCGTGGATGAAGTGGCCAAACTGCGGCACGACGTAGGCGAGCCACGCGATCTGCACGGGCGTGAAGTTGAATACCAACCCCATGGGCAGCGTCACGATGAAGGCCCGCAGCGCATCTTCGAGCCAGTGGTGCCGGTAACTCGTGGCAACCGAAAGATGCGCGTCAGAATGATGCAGCTTGTGCTGCTCCCACAGAGCCGGCCATGCGTGCTGCAGCCGGTGAAACCAGTAGTACCCGAAGTCAATCACCAGCAGGCCCAGCATCGTGAACAGCACCGCGGCGCCCACGCTCGGCACGTATCCGACCGGAGAGGGCGGGGCATCGAGCCAGTAGGCGAATACTTGCATATTGAGCGTGACCGGCCAGAAAGTCGTCTGTAATCCCTGCAACAGTTGGAACACGGCCACGGTCGGAACCACGGCGGCCGCTGGCGCGATCAGCTGGTAGGCGATGGAGCAGCGCAGGCTCACCAAGAAGCCGCGGGCGTTCGGTGGCCGGGCCGGGAACAGGCGCTCGAGCACGGCAAACGCTGCGAAGCCGCCCAGGACGATTTGCGCCAACAGCAGCAGCCGGTCCGGAGCATAGAGCGCGCCGATCTGGCGCAGGACGGCGTCCACGGCCTACCTGGCCGGGAAGCGAAAAGCGGCGTTTTCTACAACGCCTTGTTTTTCTTTAAGTGCTCGTAGACCGCGTAACTTTCTCACTATTATAAATCAGTTACTTACGGACTAAGTTCTAGGACAGTCCTACCCCATTATCGCAGGGGTTTGACCACGTTTCCCCGGACGCGCCGGTAGATGCCGGCGGTCGTTATCTCGGTACGGTGCCCGAGGAGTTGCTGCGCCGTTTTGAGGTCCGGGGATTCCGTCGCTGCCTTGGCGCGCAGGTCGCGCAGCTGCCAGTCCGCCCCGGCGCGCACCCGGGAAAATCTCTTCCCGAGCTGCACGACGTTGAGCGGCTGGCCGTGTTCATCAGAAATCAGGTATAGGCTCGCGACGGCTCCCGGTGTAAGGATCCGCGCCACGACCGCGGCAAGGTCGCCCACGACCTCGATGCCCACCTTGGCGCCGGTCTTCGATTGCGTGACCCACAGGTGCCCGTCGCGGATGTCCTGGCGCGTCATGCGCAGCACGTCGGACGGGCGCTGGCCGGTGAGCAGCATCAAGTCCATGGCGTCACGCAGCGTCGGGTCCGCTCGCTCCCACACCGCCAGGTATTCGTCGTCGGTGACGTAGCGCGAGCGTGGACACTGCCGGTTGCGATCGACGCCCAGGCACGGGTTCGCCAGGTCGGTGAAACCCTTCTGCCGCGCCCAATTCCACAGGTGCGACAGGACCGAGACTTCCCTGTTCCCCGCCGTTTTCTTCGTGCGCCGGTCGAGGTACTGGCGCACGTGCATCGGGCGGATATCGTCGAGCGCGAAGCTGCCGAATGCAGTGATCAGCGTGTCGATATGGCGGTCATAGCCCAGGCGCGTTGCGGGCGACACCTTGGGTAAATGGCCGGTGCGGTAGTCTTCAGCCGTGGCGGCGAACATCTTGACCCCCGAGTCGCCCCCGGTGTAGCGCTCGATCTCTCGCTTGGCTTCTTCGAGGGTGCCGACCTTGAGCGGGATCTGCCGGCCGTTCGCCTGGTAGTACCAGAGCGTCGAGCCGTTGCGCGCTTTCCTCGTTTTCAGGTGCTTCACACCATGGCTCACTTGACGGCTCCGAGTGTGGGCGTGCGGCGGGTTTTCTCCGGGCGCAACACTACCACAACCTGCCCCTTGCCGTTTATCTCGTAATGGTAGCCGCGCCGGCGCAGCCACTCGCACTGTTTGGAACGCATTTTGTAGCCGGTGAAGGCCTGGACCGCCTCGCCGGTGAGGATCGTGGCTTCGTTCATCGCACGGGCAGCAACAGGTGCCTGATCTCGGCAACCTCGGCTTCAAGCGCTTCGATCCTGGCGAGGAGCTCAGCCGTGCGGTGCGGTCTGTGGTGAAAACGCTGGCGGCAATTATTCCCGCAGAAACGCTGCCATTTGCGCCGTTTGACGAATTGGCTACCGCACTCCTCGCACGTGTCCTGCGTTTCTGATAACGCGTTATACGCAAGCACAGGACTATCCACGGAGCGCTTCCTCACCCGTTTCTGCCGCCGCCCCGACCTTTGCCGCCGCAACCTTCACTTGGTGCAGCTTCTGCAGCGTCTCCAGCACGGCTTTCATGGCCCGGATCTCGAACTCGGCCCGGTCGCGGCTGATCTTTCCGGCGGCCGACCACTTGGGATAGACGGCCTCCCTTAGCCGGATTTCTCTGGCCACGCACGTGATCTGTTCGGTCAGAGACACCGGCGCATGGAGGATGCCGGGCAGGCCGGCGTCGGGTTCGGTGGGGGCGGTCATGTCCTTACCTCAATCGAATCCGGGCATCCCGGGCACAGTTCCCATGGCGGAACGCAGTCGCGGCATTTCCCGCTACGTTTGATCTTGCCTCGCGCAATCGGAGCATTCAGCCGGTCGAACTTGGTGCCATGGACTGAGTTCGCATAGCCGCTTTCCATCGTGCTCTCGAAGCGCTCACCCGTTGCCTTCACCTGCTGCCAGCGGCGCTTGCTGCAAGAATCCCAATGGACGGTTACGCCGTCCGCGTTGAAACATTGCCACTGCTGGCGCCCCTTGTCGTTCGTGACCTTCTTCCAGATCACGTCGGCGCCGCATTGCTTGCAGGCGGTCGTCATGCGGGGAAGGGCCACGTACCTGGAATCGTGAGCATGCTCGCGGGCCGGGATTGCGGCCCGTCTACTTTTCCGAGGCGCCGCCCCCGGGGATCTCGCCCACCATCTCAAAGATCGTGGACTGCTGATCGATCATCCGGTGGTGATCGGCGAAGTTTCCGCTTGCTGAGGCGCGCACCAGGCGCTTCAGGCTCGCCGCGTTGCAATTGCCGCGCTCGGCGACCGCCTGCACCACGTCATTGAATACGCCGCGCGCCGCTTCGAGTTTTTTGTAGGCGAGCATCATTTCAGCGCAGCCCTTTTTGATGGTCGGAAAGTTCGGGATTTCTTCGGTGCCGTCGCGATCCTTGCGGCCGGTCGAGCGGCGTTGCGTACCGGGTAGCTGCTCTTGCGTGCCTTGCATGGTGGTGCTCCTTTGAAGTGGGGAAAAGTGGGAAGTTACGCGATCATCCGCACAGGCAGCGCCTTACCGGTCTTCGGGCAAGTGATCGGTGCATTGGACTGGACCTTGTCGAGCAGCTGCTTCGTGAGGCGCACATCGTTCAGGCAGTAGTCGATGACGTTGCCGATCATCCCGCGCTGCCAGAAGATCGGGGCCTTCGCGCCGTCGCCGGTCTTCTTCGTGCCGAAGTTGCGCTCGCACACCGCGTCCAGCCCGTAGCCGCCGTGGGTCTTGTAGTTAAACGCGGGACTGAGCCCTGCGGCGCGCCAGATTTCGACGAGCAGGTCGTAGGACTTCGCCTGCCAGCCCACCGGGAGCTTGCACACTGGTGCCCAGCAAGCGGCGATCACCGCGTTATCGAAGGCCACGCTGTTGAAGCCGACGATCTTATCAGCCTTGTCCAAGGCTTCCGAGAATTCGTGCATGTTGTCCTCGCAAAAAACGCGGTATCGGTCCTCCGCGTAGTCATAGGCACCGATGCAGCTTATGCCCATGTTGGCGTGATCGTGCCAGCCGGCGCAGTACTCGTAACCGGCCAGAGCTTCCTCGCCTTTGCCTAGGATGCCCTTCTTAATCTCGATGTCGTAGATGAGCGCTCTCATGCCGCTTTCTCCGTCGACGCTGTCTTGCCGAGGTAGGCATCGATCGCGTTGACCACGCCTTTGAATTCCTTGCGGTGTCCGAATCGCTTGACGAAAGTTTCGAGCATCGATCGCCCGTCGAGTAATTCGTTTTGCTGGCGCGCAAGCTCACGTTGCGCGGCTTCCTCGGCTTCGCGGGATTTGCGCTGTTGTTCCGCCTGCGCGCGGGCTTGGGCTTCAAGTGCTTCCCGTTCGGCACGCAGTCGATCCTCTTCCGCCTGCCTGATCTGCCGCTGGCGATCTTCCTCCGCGCGGCGCTCTGCCTCTTCCTTGTCACGAATGGCCTTGAGGCGCGCTTCCTCGGCGTCCCGTTCTGCTTTGGCCTTCGATTCAGCAGCCTCGCGTACCTTGCGCGCTTGTTCCTCCGATGCCCGGCGCTCGGCGTCGATCCGATCGCGTTCAACCTTCAGCCGGGCCTCTTCATCCTCGCGCGCCTTACGGGACTTCGCTTCCTCGGCTTCGCGAGCGACACGCGCAACCCTATCCGCCTCTTCCCGTGCTGCACGGGCCTTGCGCTCTTCTTCTTCCTGCGCGAGCCTCGCCTGGCGCTGCTCCTCCTCGATCCGTTGCCGCGCGGCGCGCTCTTCTTCCTCGATCTTCAACCGGGCCTGCCGCTCTGCTTCCTCGCGCTCGCGTTGAGCCTTTGCCAGTTCCGCTCGCTGACGTTGGATCTCGGCGCGTTCAGCGGCAAGCGCTTTTTCTTCGGCCTCCTTCTTCGCGCGTTCCTCGGCGGCAATGCGCTCGGCCTCGGCGCGGGCGGCGGCGTTGCGCTCATCCTCCTTGCGCTGTTGCTCTTTCGTGATCTGCGCGTCGATCGGGTCCTCGAGCGCTGAGAGTTCAGCGGTAATGCGCCGGGCCTCGGTGTCGATCAACTGGCAGCGTTCCAAGGCTGGGGCCTTGATCTCCTTGCGCGTCTTTTCGAGGGAGACGCGAAGGGTCCGCAGTTCCGCGCGCCCGGTAACAGCGGTCTTCATCCCCTCGCGCGTGGTGACATCGAACACCACGCCCTTGTAACGCTGCGCGAGATCAGCGAGCGCCGCCTCGGTCTTGGAGTACTCAACAATCGCTGTAGTCATCATCGCTCCTCAAATAGTCGCCGGGGATATCCCGCCCCGGCGCGGGCTTCGCGGGCGTCTCCATCATGGACACACGGGCCGGTGTCCGGTCGGCTACTGCTTCCCGTCGATATCCGCAGCGGCATTCGAGATCAGTTGATCAGCTTCGGCCTTGTCGCCACCAGTCAAGTCCTTGGCCTCGAAGCGGGCATCGTCCAGGCGCACGTACGCGAGCGCCTTATCGGCCATGGCGGTGGCGTCCGCGCAGATCCGGCGCACGCTGTCGAGAGGGAATTCAATCTCGCCGGTTTGTTTGTTAACGCCTGCCGTGGATTTGCCGACCTGCGCTCTTTCGCGCTCCTGCTGGATCGAGTCCAGCGGTGCGGCTTCACCGCCGGCATGCTCCGGCAGAGCTTCGAGCCCTGCGCCTTCATCGATCTCAACAAACTGCCCAGCGATCACCGCCTTGTTGCCGGAGTTCACGGCATCGTCCACCGTGAGCGCATTGGCGAATTCGATACTTTGCGGCAAGTAGTTCGACATGCGCCTGATCACCGTCTTGCGGCGCATCTGGTCGGTGTCAGTCACCCATGGCCCGGATTCGGCGGCTTGGCTGCGCGCACGGATCGCCCGGATTTCAACCTCCGGCATCCATTCGAAGTGATAACCACCGTCCTTGAATCGTGCGACGCCATAGGTGAGCCTCGGCAAACCGCGGTCGCCTTCGAGGTAGGGTTCGTGCTCAACCGACGTGTTGATGCCGAGCTTGAGGGCGAACTTGTCTTTTTCGTAGACGATGTGCGTCTCCACCGAGAGCACTTCACCGGAGCGGCGCGCGAGCGCGATCAAGCCCTTGTAGCCGGGAATGAACTGTGCATCCAGGCGCTTCTGCTTCTTGTTCCAGTACGGCACCAGCCACGCCTGACCTTGCACGCCGATCTCTAGCCCGAGCTGCGCTGCCGTCATCAATCCGGAGGCGACCGATTCCGGCGAGCATTCGAGCAGCTTCGGATTGCGCCGCGCCTCCTGCCAGAAAAGCCGGGTCAGGCGCTCCGGGGTCAGATACTTCTGCATCGTTGCCGGGATCGAGACGGCGATCTGCTTCTGAATGCCGTCGATCTTGAGTTTGATCTGGTCCATCGGCTTCATGGATTTGCCGTCAGTGGCTGCGGCCTTTAGCGCTGTAGTGCTCATGGTACTCATGCTCCTTTCGGTTTGGAAAAACGAATTGATCTAAACCAAGTGGTGCGGCTGTACTGCGCGGCGATCGCGGCCTGCTCAGCCCGCAACCGCCCGACGTCGATGCTGGCGCGGCTTTGCTTCTTCCATGTTGCGAACGGCGCGCCGCCGGCAGTGATGATGGCGTTATCGCCCGCCTCGGCCGGAGCGTCGCAGGGAATGCCCCATTGCTGCCGAATGGCATCGGCGATCTGGAACGTCAGTTCATCCTTCTCGCGCTCCATCGTCGTCATGCTGGCGCGAATGCGGCGAAGGTTCATTAGCGCGTCGAGCATCGGCTCATCCGCTTCGACCGGGCGCCCGTTGACCTTGGCGAACAGGCGCATCATGTCTTCCATGTTGATCGGGTCCGGCGGCACGTGGGCGAGTACGTGATGCGTCCAGAAGTGCAGCGCCTTGGCGCGCATGCCGTCGATGGTGTCAGCGTCCGGCATGATCGGGAAGGCGAGCAGGTTGTCCAGCCCGAAGAGTGCCGCGCACAATGCCCCGGGCCGACGCTTCACGCCCAAGCCCCACATCAATTGACAGGCGTAGTGGACGGGCACATTCTCAGAACCCTGTTCGCCCCAAGCAGCAGCGGCGAACGGATGCACGGTCTTGATCTCCCCGTTGATCGTCTCGCCGTCTGGGATCGCGGCGAAGTCCTCACGTTCTGGGAAATGCTCGCGCACTGTTGGTGTCATCAGGAACTCGAAGTCGATCTCGGCGGCGAAGAATGGATATTCCGGGTCGATGTAGCGGTTCGGGTTCGCGTCGAGAGACAGGCGCGTGACCTCGATCCCATATTCGTCGGCGAGCATTTCAGCGACGACCGGCTCCTGGCGTTTGCGGCGGGCAAAGAACTTGAGGCGCGCTGCCGGCAACGGCTCCGGTGGCGTCGTGGCGATCTTTTGCTCGTATAACTGGAGCGGTGTCTGCCACGGTGACAGACCCATGATCGCGGCGACGTCGGACCCGCCGATGAACTTGCGCCGATCGACTGCGGGCGCGGGGAACGTTGCTAGATCGTTCATGCCGATCTCCATTTGGACGGCGCGCCGTCGAGCACCCAGCCCGAGTGCGCGCGCAGCCAACGCACGGCCAGCACCCACTTCGCGGCAAGGCGCCGGTCCGCGTAGAGCTTGCGGGCGCGAGTGGTCAGGCTCACGGCTTTTCCCCCGGCAACCGTTCCCCGCGTTCAGCCGCCCACACAATGACCATGCCGAGCGCGGTGGCCGTCAGGATCGTCAGCAGCGCGCCGATGCAAATCCAGAATACCGGCGCATCGACAACCGGGTCCATGTAGGAGGCGAGGGTCGAGAGCACGGCCGCGATGAATACGGACTGGTCAGCGGTCATTGAGTTCGTCCCCAAACAGCACCGCGATCAGGCACGCGGCGAGGATCAGAGCGAAGAGGATCGAGAGTAGGACGATCATCCTTCCTCCGCTTCCCGCGCCATTTCGTCCGCGCGCATGTCCACCCACTTCGAGCCGTCAAGGTAGCGGCGCACGATATTTTTCACGCGCGTTTCCGCATCGCTCGCCCCATGCAGAAACATGCTGACCAGTTCCGCAAGGTCAACCGGGTCAACGGTCTCCACGAGGATGTCGATCAGGTGAGTCTGCGAACGCCCGCGCGAATGGCGGGGGTAGCATTCCGCGTCCATCATGCGTTCTACGAGGTCATCGAGCGCTTTTTCGGGAGAAACCGCGAAGCGCTCGCGGCGGGCCTCGGTGCGATCGCGCTGACGTTCTGCGGCGGAATTCGAGTCGGGCATGCGCGCGCTCATCGCTGCCGCTCCAGCCCTTTGTGCGGGACAAAGCGGTATTTCTTCGTTCCGGACCTGTCGGTGAGGTGGTACGCATCCGGCGCGTAGTCACCTGGGGTGGGTTCCTTCGCGGTGATCCTGAGAGAGAGAAACCCGACCTTGACCGTCTCGCCGACTTCCCACAACTGCGCGCTTCTGGTGATCATCTTTGCCTCCTGCTTGGTGAGCGTGAGGCGATTATAAACACAGTGTTTAGCTACTTGTCAACAGTATGTTTAGTATGGAGCAAAAAAGGCGTAGCATCCCCCTACCGGTCAGGTGGCCGGGATCAGTCAGGAGGGGCTATGGAAAACCAGCGCGCCGCGCTCGATCCGGCGGTGGTGGTTATTGGCGAGAAACGGGTGGCGTTCCCTCGATCGGAGGAAGATCGAATTCTCCAAGAAGCTGACGAAGTTGAGCTAATTGAAGCGCTGAGCAGTGGAAAACTACGGATCGGGCCTCAGAAGGTAATTCGGTTCCGGTGACGGTGAAGGCCAGTCGATACCAGCGCTGCGGGGTGCCGTCTGTCGGCAGCAGCGGGGCAAGGTCATCTTCAGAGCGGTAAAAGAGAATCCTCGCCGCAGGCGGGTCGATCGAGTATTGAACCGTCACTGTCTTCGAATTCGGCGGGGCGCGATCCGGGAAGTGCCACTTTGTTTTTGCGCTCACGGCTTCGGGATGTTGCGCAACGCCGCGCACTGCCGACGCTCGGCGCGGTCCTTGATCTTCGCCTCGTCCACCGTCTGCCACTGCATGTTGCTCGCGTGATCCGGGCCACCCGCGCAAAGTGGTGTCACGTGGTCAACGACGTAGCCGGGGCAGGCACCAAGCGTCGCACCGGTAGCGGGGCAGGGGTTCGACCGTACGAACGCGGCCCGCGCGGTGGGGCTGCGGGCAGCGGTCCACGTGGAACCAACGACGAGCGCTAACGCGAGCGCCGCCCAGACACGGACCACAGCATCCACCCGAGGCCGCCAATCAAGGCAATCATGAGCCATCGAAGCACCATCCACAGCGTTTCCGGGCCGGGAAGGTGAATCAGCCGAAATGGAGCGTCAGTCTCTGTGCCCGGCAGGAAAATCCACATCAGGACGGCCGCAAGCATCATTGCGCCGCCAGCGATTCGGAAGAGCAGGGCGACAACGAGTGTGATGGTGTAGCGCATCGCTATTTCTCCTTGTGCTTGTAAGCCAGCAGCTGCGGGCTGCTGACCTTTTGCGTGAGATCGCGCAGTAACTCCAGCATCTGGTCGAGCTTGCGCACGATATCGGCGGTTGTGACTTCCTTAATCGAAGACGCGGTCAGGTCCTCGGCCTCGATCTGAATGCCGGCCTGCTTTCGATATTCAGTTTCGGTTATCTTCATTCCCACACACACTGCGCGCAGGCGGTCGGCAGGCAACGAGCCCCGAGCCAGCCAATTTGTTAGAGCGGCCTGCTGCTCAAGACCGATATTGCGGGCAAAGTCTGCCTTTGCTCCATGGCGCTTTCCTTCAAACCAACGTCGTAACGGCTCGACAGGAATGCGCTCGCCCCGCTTGCGCTTTTTTGCCATACACACGAAGTGTATTGACGGCACCCAAGGCCGTGTTAAACAGTGATTTAAACAAACAGTTTGCATTTTCCTAAACTCGGTGTTTATAATCCTCGCATGTCAGCACTTGAGCGAGCAATCGAACACGCCGGCGGACCTGCGGAATTCGCTCGTCTCATGGAAGTCAGTCCGCAGGTCGTCACGAACTGGAAGAGTCGAGGCGTACCGCTTGACCGCTGCGCCGATATTGAGCGCGTAACGGCTGGCGCGGTGACGCGGGCCGATTTCTACCCAGAGCACTTCGGACCCATCGAAACGCGCGCGGCATGAGCCTTCCCGGAAAGGAAGTCCGTCCGTTCCTCGAGCCGACGATGCACGAGAAGCTCTCGATCATCGCCGATTACAAGGACGCGCAGATCGCGGAGTACGCGGCCCGTCTGCTCGAAAAAGCGATAGCGGCTGAATGGCATGAAGTGAGTATGTTGATTGCCCGCTCCGAGCGCCTTGGAAAGCGTTGGAAGGCGCTGGAATGACACCCGCACCCCGCACCGGCCACCGGCGCGGTAACTCAACAGGAGAGAACACAGTGTCCATCTTCACCGTCCGCCGCCGTCTCGCCGACCCGCAGGCAGCTCCGCGCATGGTCCGCGCCGAGCGCAGGCATCAAGTGGAAAGTTATCTCCTCGGCGAGTACGACATCGCGCGCCTGAAAGACGTGGCCGAGGCCGCGGAATACGGCAAGGCTGGAGTCGCGATTGAAGAGGCCAACGGGCTGGGAGAATTCCCAACCACGCCGCCGACCGCTGCGATCGAGTAGGGCAATGGCGATGAGGCCGCTTGGGATTGATCTTTTTTGCGGCCTCGGCGGCTGGTCGCAGGGCCTGCTTGCAGAAGGATGGGACTGCATCGGCTTCGACATCGAGCGGCACCAGTACGGCGACGCCAAGTATCCGGCCCAGCTTGTCCTGCAAGACGTTCTGACGCTGCATGGCAGGCAGTTCAAGGATGCCGCGCTGATCGTTGCCAGCCCGCCCTGTCAGGAGTTCAGCTACATGGCCATGCCGTGGTCGCGCGCCAAGGCAATCGCTGCCGAGTACCGCGCCGGAGCGCGCGACGTGAAGAAACTGACCGCGCTGTTCGACGCCTGCTTTCGGATCCAGCGCGAGGCCATCGAAGCGGCAGGAC